TCAGCTAATCAGCCCATGGTTCCTGAGTACGGTCAGTATCGCGGTAATCGCAGTGCGCGCCTGGCTATCTGTCGTGGCGCCACCGGTAGGATCGGATATGGCCGACTGGCGGGTGGTGATAATCCGGCTTCCGCCGATATAAACCCCGTCAGTTCGCATCTGCGCCGCCTGCCAGCTGGTTCCATTATGGATATAGTTGTTGCCGTCGCTGGCATTGAAAACCTGTGTGCCATTACGCGGCATAACGAAGCGCCAGCCGCCAGTCGTGAGACAGGCGAGCTTGCCATCTTGTCCCGCCCATGCGCCGGTGCCGCCGGTTGCGACAACCCAGCATTGCCCCACAGTTGCCCCACCAGGAGGCGTCGCGACAGTCACGCTCTCCACCTGAGCGTGGAGCAGCATGTCGATCAGCGCCAGCGCCTCGTTATGGGTCAGCTCTTTCTGAGCCTGCCCCGCCTGCAACAAAGGAAAAGCAAAGCGGTCGCTGTTGGTTGTGCTCATGGGAGCAAACTCCTATTAAATTGAGAATGTAAGGATAGCGGGCCTGCCCGCCCCGAAATCTCCGATCTGACAGATCTCCGCCGTCACAGCGCCAGTGATCCCCGCCAGATTATCAGCGGCGATGCTGGCGGCGGCATAGGTCCATGTCGGCGCACTGACGGTGGTGGTGCGGAACACGGTGCCGCCATGCTTCAGGTCGATACGATAGCTTTCCTGCGCCTCGCCGAGTGGCGCATCGACACCATCGAGCCATTGCCAGCCGATGCGGCTGCGGCGCACCCAGCCGAACTGCCAATCGCCGCCGCTGTGCACTGCCTGCGCATGCACCGGGGAGAGCGGCAACACCGCCTGCCCTGTGACAATTGCGCTCGCGGTTGCGGGTGTCGTGTCGCCAATACCGATCGCGTCCATCAGCAGCGTTGATCCCATCACCGCATAGCTTGAAGGCACGGCAAACAGGCTCGTCTGATCGAGCAGCAGGAACGGCTCCGATGCACCATGCCCCGTTATCGCCCATTCGGTGCCGCGCCGCCCGCGCAGCAACCGGGTAAGTCGCCATGTATCCAGCCCGGTCTGGGTCGCGATACCGAACTGGATCACCTCATTGCCTACCAGCGCTATATTCGCCCCGCGCAGCAAGGATGCATCGTCCGCGCTCGCCAACATCATCGCGCCGTTGAGCAACTGCACATCGAGTGCCGAGAGCGTATCGAACAACGCCGGGGAGGCCACAGCGGAAGGCGCGGAAAGCACCGTGCCCATGATCGCAGAGGGCGCAGTGCCGCCAATAGAAGTCAAACCCGCCGTTACCACATCCTCGACGAACAGCTCCGCCGCGCGCCAACCCGCTTGGCTGCCCGCCCCCGCCGCAACCACCAAAGGCGCGGTCAATAGCTCATCGCCGGGCATCGGCAGATCGGCCACCAAAAGCGACGTCGCCCCATGCAGCACATCCGCCTGCGAAATGCCCGTGCCCGCATCCGCCGCCGGCGCAATCACACCCGCCCCGCCGACTTGCCGCAGCGACAGGCGCACGCCCATCGCCTCCCACTCGCTGCGCTCGATACGCCAGCGCCCGCTCTGCCCATCGACCGTTACGACCGCGCCGGGTTCGAGCGTCAATGCGCGCCAATCGCAACGCAGCTCCAGCGCGCGCCTGCCGGTCCACAATGCCTGCAATTGCGCCTCGGCAACTGCTCGCGCCTCTCCCGCCGAGAGTGAAGCAGGCAGATCGAGGTCACGCTCCGCTCGGCCCGCTCCACCGCGTTCCGATGTCTGCAACCCTGCCTGATAATCCCGAGCCGGGTCATAATGCCGCACTGACATCCTTACCGGCACATCCTCGGCGCGGGCGCGAGTGGATTTCACACCACGCTCACGCCGCGCATTGAACGCTGCGCCGATCATCTCCGCGTCAACATTACCCTCTATCGCGCCAGCGGGCAGCAAGCTGATGCCCGAAACCCCGTCACGCAATCCCAGCGCATAACCCTCCACCAAAGGAACAAGCGCATCCGCAACCGAGCGGCCGCTCGCCGCATAGCCGCGTACGGAAGGAACGCCCGATCCCACATCCATCGCAATCAGACCATCGCTCAGCTCCGAGGCCAGATCCGCCACTGGCACCGCCGCACTATCCGCAAATACCTCGAACGTAAGCGAAGGGATGCGGTTGCCAAAATCGGTAAGGAGCAGATCCTGAAACACCGCGTAGGCGATCCCGCGATGTGCGGGCGTGGTGGTCACACCCCGATGCGCCGCGATCTGGCTATCAGTGGGCTGATCCTCGCCACCCGTATAGACGCGGAAGGAAGTGACCGGGGATTTAAAATCGCCCGCACTCCCCCTCAACAAATTGCCGTCCGCCCAGATGCGCCCGATGCTGCCGATGCGCCGCGCCGAAAGCGCCACGGCAAAGCTCGACGAATAGCTGTACGTTGTCGTCTTGGGCTTACCCTTGCCGCCGCCGGATGTGGAGCGATGCTCGATCAGGTCCGTCGCCCAGATCACCGTCCCCGCCACCCGCATCGCGCCAAAAAGCTGCGGTATCTGATCACCATAGCGTGAAGTCTGGGGGCGCAGGTCCGCAAGGCGCGGCCCCTCCCGCCCCTTGGGCTTGAACAGCACCGCATGATCGATCACCTGCCCGATCGTAGCGCCGATTGCCGCACCAATCGGGCCGCCCAGCACCGTACCGACCACCGTGAGAACCAGTGTTGCCATAAATTATCTGCCCCAACGAAAATGCGCGATCACCGGCCAGGGCGGTGGCCCCGGCATCTCGACCACCCGGCCCAGCCCCGCATCGGCGTGCACATGGCTTTCGCCGGTAAAAATCATCAGATGAAACTGCGCGACCGCCGCCTGCGCCAATACAAGATCGCCTGCCCGCGCTTTCCGCACCCGCCGCAGCCCCGCCGCCTGCATTGCCGCAGCAAAGCGCGCCACCGTCCCGCCGCGCACAGAGTAGGCGACTGGCACAATGTCACCGCCCAAGCCTGTATGCCCCCCACGTTCCAGCGCCAGAGCTACAAGCCCGATGCAATTGAGGCCATGCGCGCCGTTCCGCCCATGCAGCCGAAACGGTACGCCGATCATCCCGCGCGCCGCCGCGACGATTTTATCCGCGCGTCTCATCCACCGGCTCCCGGATAGCGGGTCAAAAGGTCCATACCCGGTAGATAAGGCTCACCGCGAAAATTCACCGCATTGGAGAACCGCGCGGAGCAGGTCGCCATCTGTTTGTCGCAGCCTTCGGTAATCAGCGCGCGCGTCCCTGCCACCAGCGCAAATGCGGGCGGCTCATTCAAGGTCACGCTCGTCGCATCATTGGCGACGATGCCCTGACTCAAGCCGCAATTCGTTCCCTCAAGCCAGCGGAGCTGCCCGAACACATAATTCCCGCTCGTCAGTCCGCCGCCACTGATGCTTACCACCTCGCTCGCCACGCCGGAAACGCTCACCACCCGCCGGTACAGCGCAAGGTCCACACGGCACGCTCTGTCGCCCAGCCGCGCGCGGCATCCGGGTGATGTCTCCGGCGCGACAGGCTTCAGCAAAGCCGCCGCGGGCCCCGAAAGCTCGACCGAAAAAGCCTCGCCCTGTTGCTCGACCGCACCCAGTTCGCCGCGCATCAACTCCAGCCACATCGTACCGGGGTCGGTCCATTCGGTGACGGCAAGGCTTAATGCCGCGCCATCCCACTTCCCCGCCGTAAGGTCGCTTTCCGAGATAGCGTCACTGGTGAGCGCACCTTTCAGGTCCATGCTCTCCGGCTCCAGCCCGATCCCGCGCGTGACGGACGACGGCACCAGCCCCGGCGCGGCCTTATAGACCACCCCGCCCACAGAGAGATCGCGGTCATGGCTGGTGAGGCCGATCGTCACACCGTCGCGCCGCTCCAGCCGCCAGCAAAACGCCAGCGTGGCGAGATCCTGTGCCAAAATCGTATCGGCGAGGCTCATTCGCGGATCTCCACCAACGGCACCGAGGGCATTTCGCCAGCCGCGAAGGTCGCGCGGTTCACTTCCAGCACATCCTCTGCGAACCGCACCGGCACATCGAATTCGAACCCTGCGGTCAGGATCGCGCCGCTCGCCGGAGCCGCCACAAACGTAATCACCCCACCACCCAGATGCAGCCAGCCGCTCATCTGCTCGACACCATTCACCGCGACGCGGATTGTCCCCGCCACCGGCCGCGTGATGAACCGCTGCTGCGCGTCCGCCCCGCTGCCATAATATTTGGCCAGGCGGAATTCGCTCGTCGCGCCATCTCCGTCGCCCAGCTTCTGATCGACCGCACTTACCGCCTGCCCCAAGGGCGCGCTGGAACTGTCAAACGGATCAGTGAAGCGAAAGCCGCGCGCCGCGCCCCTCCTCGCCCGGAAAAACTCCACCAGCGCCACCAGATCCGCCTCCGAACGCACGCCCGGCCCTGCGTCGAATTTCAGGCGCGCATCCGCCCAATCCGATGTCCGCCGTTCGTGCCCGGAAAGACTCTCGACCGTCTGGGTCGAGAAGGCGGGCGTCACGCTCGATTGCTTGCCGATGGACAGCGGAAACAGCTCATCGTCAAACGCCTGCATATCGTCTCCTGCACCAAGTGTGAAAATGGTAAAGCCATCGCGCGCCACTTGCGGCAGCGCCCAGATGAAGGTCCGCGCCACGCCGCGCGTCTCTCCGGCCAGCGCCGCCGCCTCAATCAACGGCCATTGTGTGTCCGCGTCCGCGCCATTGAGCACGAAACCCGAGAGATAATGCTGCGCGGATGGCGCATAGCCGAGCCGCGCTTCCGCAGCCGCGGCACCCGCCTTACTGAGCGCCGTATGTCCGCCCGTCACCCAGTCATAGTCCTCAAGCTGGAGTACATCGAACGCGGGGCTGGCCCAGCCGGTCGGCATGTTCGCGCGCTTCGCCTCTGGCGCTTGGTTGTCGAGCACAGTCGGCAAATAGGTCAGCAGATGAGTCTCGCACGCGGACGCAACCGCCTTTACCGCCGCGACCAGCGCCGCCGTCGAACTTGCGAGCAGCGCGCCTGCCTGATCCAGCAACGCCGTCTGCGCGGATGAGAGCGAACCCCGCACATCAGGGATCGACACCGGACTGCCGCCGAACGCCGCCACCGCCGCCGCATCGTAAAGGCAGATGCGCCCGTCGCTCATCACCCACCACCATGGCTCGCCGACCTGAAGCTTCGGTGCCAGCCCTGCAGCCACAGCAATGCCGATGAAAGCCGCGCCGACCTGGTGCAGATAGCCCATCGCGCCCGCCTCCGCTGGCGAGAGCAAGGTGGACGGGGGCGACCAGCCGGTAAGCGCAGGGCTGCCATCTTCCGCCCGCTGCTTCCAGTTGCCCCAGCAATGCTGATCGAGCAGTTCGTAGGACAGCGACCAGATAACGCCGAACCCCGCCGCCTTGGCCCTTGCAGCAAAATCGGCGTGCCACGCCGCGCATGGGGCGCACAAAACCCCGCCCGTAAGGCTCGCATAATAAGCGCCGCTATTCAGCTCGAGCCGCATATAATGGCTCATCCCGACATAATGCAGAATGTCGCCGCGATAGCCCAATGCCTGTATCTGCCGCAGCACGCGCTCCGGCGTCTGGTTATAGGCGTCGTCATAGCCGGTGGCGATCGAAAGCCCATGTTCGGGCAGCATGACGTCGCCAATCTCCAGCACCGCGCCGGAGCCAGAGCAAGCGATGCCGGTCAGCTCGACCCAACCTTCCTGGCCGGTGGCATATTGCGTCGTACCCGCGTCATAGCCGGTCGGGATGAGCGAGATGAACATCCGGTCCACATCCCCCGCCCAGACCGGATCGGCCTCGGCGGGCAGCAAATAGCCTCCATTCAGCGCGTTGAAATCGAGGTTGATCTGCGCGTCGGTCGGCGAACCTGAGGCATAGTTCCAAAGCCGCACATACCAGCTGCGAGGATTGCCGGACGCATCCCGCCCCTCAATCGTCAGCGTGGGACCGTTCACCAGATCGAGCGCGCGGATGCCGGAGGAGCGCCAATGAAAGCTTAAGCTACAATTCCTGAAATCGCGCTTCGTCTCATAGGCGAGCAGCGGATGATCCCACTGGTCCACAGCCTCCCAGATCAATCCGCCCAGATCGCCCGAGCCATAAAACACCGCGTCCACGCGCAGCGCATCCGGCGCGGTCGTCACCACGCTCGCCATCATCGGGCGCGGGAAATTCACCGTCCAGAACGCGGGCGAAAAGCGCTTCACAAAGCCCCTCTCCTGCCCGCCCCGCGCGGACGCCAGCCAATATGCCATTTTGTGAAATCCTATTCGGAGAGGGCGGAACGGACGTTGCGCGCAATCTGCCGCGAACTGCGCGCCAGAGCCTCAGGCGCTCCGCTCTGCGGCGCATTGACGTTGATCGTCACCCGTACGTCGCGCCCCGCTCCACCCGCACCCGCCGCAACGATCCGCCCATGGCTGCCGGGAACAAAAAGCTCCGGCCCATTCTCGCCGACACGATAAGCGCGGCCAGCGGTCACAGGTCCACCCGTAGCCCGGCCCGGCGCGCCGCCGAACACAGCTGAAGCGATGCTCAATGCACTGCTGAGAAAGCCGCCGCCTCCCTCGCCGCCGCCAAATACGCCAATCTTGTCCAGCCCGGCATGGATCACCTGTTTCGCGATCTGATCGAGCACCGAGAGCGCGATCCGCGCCAGATCCTCAAAGCCGAACTTGCCGGTGCGGATCGCCCGCAGCAGACTCGCCTCGATCATCCTCCCGGCCTTCTCCGCACCCGCAGCAAGCGGCCCGTCCAGCACAGCACGAATATCGATAACATCCTTCTCGAAAGCCTTCGTATCCGCGCGCACGGCTATAATCAGCCGGTCGATTTCCTCATCCATCGGGAAACATCTCCTGCAATCGTGCCATGTCGGATTGGGTCAGCGCCCCGCCTTCAGCGGAGCCGTCCGCCCCAAGCATTACAGCGACAACGGCCTCCATCTCGGCAGGCGTCGCCGCCCAGAACTGCTCCGCGCTCCAGCCCAGATGCCAGCCCGCCAGCCCTGCGAGCCGCAAAGCGGTCTGCGCAAAACGCGCCTGGCTCATGATTTGCCGGAGAGAATCTGACCCAAAACCGCCTTCAGCGCGGGCGTCACCGCCGCCAGCCCTTGAGACGCTACCGCCTCACCGACCTGCTCGCGCATCACCGCATCCGGCCACTGGAAGCGGCAATGCCAGAACAGGGCCACCATTTCCGCAAGCTTCAGCCCGCCCGCCGCGGCACGCTCGACCAGCGCGAACAACGGCCCCAATTCCTCCTCCGCCGCCACCAGCGCCGAGAAGGTCGGGCGCAGCATCAGCCGCTCGCCGCACACGAACAAAGCCGCCTCACCGCGCAGCGCATTAGGCTCCGTCACACTCACAGGCTCACCACCACGCCGGAGCTTTCAAGGCTGATCGTGTAGGTGCGTTCGCCATTATAATCGCCCGCATATTCGAGGCGCGTCACAAGGAACCGCCCCTGCATGCGCTCGCCGCTCTCGAAGCTCAGCTCATAATCGTCAATCACGCCCGCGAGCGCGCGGTTGCGGATATTCACCTCGCCGGTCGAGCCGGTGAAGATGCCCGCCGCAGACACACTCACCGCGCGCACGCCCGCGCCGGAGAGTAACTCCCGCCAGCCGCCAGAATCCTTGTTGGTGATGTTCACCGCCTCGCCGCTCACCGAGAGCTGCGTGGTGCGCAAGCCCGCGATAGTGGTATAAGCCAATGGCGAGCCGCCATCGCCGATCTTCAGCAAAAATGCGCTTCCTTTTTCAACGCTCATGGCGCAAACTTCCTTTCGTTAAAAAGCTGCGCAGGCGTTCAGCCTGCATGCAGCCAAATTGGGGTATGGAGGGGCTGTTATGATGTTCGTTGCACTGATTCTCGCTGCCGCAACTCCAGCGGATGCCGTTCCCAAGGCGCGGCAGGCTTATGCCTCGTGCCTGCATCAATACACCGATGGTGCCGTCGACAAGAAAATGGCCAAGGACGAGTTTCTTGCTGGCCTGAAGACAAAGTGCGCCGACGAGGAAGCAAAGTTCCGCACCGCGCTGACCGCTGCCGACAAGGCTGATGGCATGTCAGACAAGGACGCCACAGCCGACGTCAACGATCAGGTCCAGGGCTATATCGACCAGATGACCGATAACTTCACCAGCGGCGGCTAACTCTCACACCTCCAACACCCGCACACGGTAATCCATCACGGCAACCCACCGTCCGGCGTTGTTACGCACGAGGCGGGAGCGGATCATCACGAGGCTGCCGACCTGCCATGCACCGATCACGCCGGTTAGGCCCTGCACCCCGGCATCGACGAGCGGCATGATCGTGCTGATCCGGCTGGGCGTCTCGCGATCATCCTCTATCTGCACGCCAAGGCGCAGCTCGCGCCCGGCCTTGTCCTTGGTCGCCCAATCGCTACCGATACAATCGCCCACCACCACCATCGGCGGGCTGGCTTTGGCGGGCGCGCCATCATAGACGCGGTTCACCTGTGCATTGAGCGCACCATCGGCCTGTAACAGCGCGACCAGCGCCGCGCGAATGTCACTATCCGCATTCATGCGCCTACCCTCCCGATGGTGCGCAGGCTCGCATCCCGCAGCCAGCGGTCGAGCAGCCTGCGCCCTTCGAGCACCACCGCTTCACCCTCAATTGTCGCACCAACACCCGGCACCGCCTCAGCCTCATCGGCAATGGCGCGGCGTTTGACTTCCGCCCTTACCTCGCCCAGCCGCGCGGCCCGCTCCACCGCGCCCCTCATGCCAGCCGCATCCTGCGCCACGGCCGCCACAGCGCCGTCACAATGGCAGGCGGCGGATCGCTGCTCTCGCGCTCGGTAAAGAGATGCGCGGCGAGGCGGACGATACCCTGCCGCAGGCTATCCGACAGGCTCGGCCAGTCCGCCGCAATCCCCGCTATAATGTCCAGCTCCAGCCGCGTTTCGGTCCGCGATGCGATCACTCGCACCCAGCCGTCGCCATCGCCGGATATATCTGTGGAATAAGTCCCAACCGCTAGCGCCGTCGCAGTGCCGTCGCTCGCCAAAGCCCGCGCATTGGTAATCGCACTCACCGGGCAGGCGCGCAGCCGCGTCCATTCATAGCCCAGCGCCAGCACCTCCACCCCGGCGCGCGCGAACATCATCTGCCCGCAAAAATCCTCCGCCATACCTATCGCCGCACGCACCAGCGCGTCCAGCGTAGCAGCGTCGCTCGCGGTTTCGATCCGCAGCCACTCTTTCGTCTCGGTAACGCCCGCATCGACAATCGCCTGCGCCACCGCTGTCATATTCACACTCATGGCCTGCGTCTCCGCATATTATTCCTGCACAAAAAACGACCTCCCGGCCTTTGGCCCGCTCACGCGGGCTTACCGCACCAGCCCTCTCCCCCACCCAACCTCCCATAGTTTACCATGTCGGGAGGTTGGGTGGGGGAGAGAGCTGGCACCGATACCGGTCGTTTCGGGGCACGAAACGACCGGCAACAAACCGGGAGGCCAGTTTCGGGGAGACCTGTTTTACGAAATACTGAACTTCATCAGCTTGATCGCCTCGCTGTTGACCACAGCGCCGCCGATCCGCTTCACCGAATAGAAGTTCACATAAGGCTTGTTGCTGTAGGGATCGCGCAGAACGCTGGTCTCGGCGCGCTCGGCGATCACATAACCGTGGCGGAAATTGCCGAACGCGATCGAGAGGCTGTTCGCCGCAATGTCCGGCATGTCCGCCGCCTCGATCACCGGATAGCCGAGCAACGTCGCAGGCTGATCGGATGCCAGCGCGGGCTGCCACATGAAGGCGCCGTCCGAAGTCTTGAACTTGCGAATGACCGAGAGCGTCCCCGCATTCATCACCCACGCCGCCCCTTGGCGATAGGGCGCCTTCAAAGCCTGCACCAGATCGATGAGCTTGTCCTGCGGGTTCGACGCGACAAACGCGCCTGCCGCGCCCGCTGGCACATATTGCAGCGTGCCGAATGCACGGATGCTGTCGATCTCGTTGGTGGTGGTGTAGGTGAGGAAGCCCTTGGGCTGGCTGGTGCCGGTGCCGTTGACGAACGCCGCACCCTCGGCGCGGGCGAACTCCATCGCCACTTCGGACGCGAGCCAGCTTTCGACATCGAACGCGGCATCGTCCAGCATCGACTGGCTGGCGGACGGGTTGGCGTAAAGATCGCCCCATGGCGGCACGATTTCGCTATAGGTCGGCGTGCCGGTTTCGGGGCGGGTGGCGGTTTCCGCCGCCCAGCCGGACGGAGTGCCGCCGGTCGTCACCAGCTTGCGGTAGCCCGCGCTGCCGACCTTCACCACATTGGCGATGCTGCGGATCGGCGAGGTGGCTTTCAAAAACGTCTCGATCATCTGATCGATCTCGCGCGGCACGGCATAACCGCCGGTCGAGGGCGACGCGCCAGTGAAGCTTTTGAGCTCCAGACCCGTCTCAAGACCCCGGCGGATATATTTGTCGACGAACGCGGCGCGGGCCGGATCGACCTCCGCGCCCTTCACGCCATCCAGCGCCGGGCGGATGACGGGTGCTCTCTGCACCGCCGCCACCTGACCTTTCAGCGCGGCGACATCCGCTTCCAATGTTGCAATCTTGTCTGTCTGGGCGAGCGCGTCAAAGCTCTCCTCCAGCGCATCGGCTTTCACTTCATACATAGGCTTCTCCTGCGTTTCACTCTTGGAAAAAGGCACAAAAAAAGCGGCCCAAAGGACCGCCCGAAAATATCCGTCATTCCGGAAGCCGATTTCCTCAGGCTTTGAAAAAGCCGGCCAGGAAATCGCGCTATCCGGAATCCAGCTTCTGGAACTCTGGATCCCGGATCAAGTCCGGGATGACAGTTTCAATACTCTCACTCCACCGCGTGCACCCGCGCTCCCGGCTGCATCGGGAAAGTCACAAGGCTCACCTCAACCAGATCGAGATCCTTCAATACCCGCGGGTACCGCCCATCCGCACGGGTCACACGGTATCCGAACGAGAGCCCATTCACCTGCCCGCCCTTCAGCAGCACTGCCGCCTCACCCGGCGCATCGGCGCGCACCCGCCCAATCACGCGCAGGCCGCGCTCGTCCTCGGCCATGCTCTCGATGATGCCGATCGGCTGGTCCGGCTTGTGCTGCCACAACAGCGGGAGTTTGCGTCCCTTCCACCACGCTATGGCCCGCGCAAACGCGCCCTTGCGGATGATGTCGCCGCCGCGATCCTGCTTGTCGAACAGCGCCGCATAGCCCGCAAACCGCACTCCGCTCTCCCCTACGCTCATGGGCGCACCAGAGAAAGCAGCCCCGTCTTCACCGCGACCCCCAGCAAGGTCAGAGCGAGACACACCCGCACTACCCAGCCGATCACCGCATTTTTCGCCGCCGCCTTCGCGTCGCGCCACGCCGAGAGCAGCTCGCGCAACTCGCGCACATCGTTCTCCGCCGCCCTGTCGCTCAAGCCCAGCCGGTCGAGCGCGCGGCCCGCGCCAATCTCGCTCGCTTCCTCGACCAGCGCGCGGATCGTCACCAGATCGCCGCCGCGCCCTTGCGCCTGCGCGACAAGGCCCGCAAGCATCTCGCTATCCCTCATGGTTTTTCTCCTTGTTACGGTGCCAGCCCTCTCCCCCACCCAACCTCCCGACAGGGTAAACTATTGGGAGGTTGGGTGGGGGAGAGGGCTGGTGCGGCTCATCCGAAACGCTGCGAAGCAGCCCGTTTCGGATCAGACTGTCACACACCTAAACCCAGCATCGCCCGCTTCTCTTCATCGGAAAGGAAACCCGCGCCGCTCACCCGCTCCCACAGCGCCGTGCGCTCGTCCGCCAGCTCCGGCACCTTGTCGAGGTCCACTGACAGCTCCAGCCCCGGAAAAGCGGGCCGTAACCCCTGCGCGATGCCGCCCAATATCTTCGCCATCAGCGGCAATATCGTCTGCCGCCACAGCGCCTTATTGGCCTCGCGATAGTTCGCATAGGTGTTGTCGCCCGGAAGCCCCAGCATCATCGGCGGCACACCGAAAGCGAGCGCAATCTCCCGCGCGGCAGACGCCTTCAATGCCACGAAATCCATTTCCGCAGGCGTCATCGAGAGCGACTGCCATTTGAGCCCCCCTTCCAGCAGCATCGGCTTGCCCGCATTGATCGCACCGGCAAACGCCGCCTCCATCTCCGCCTTCAGCCGCGCAAACTGCTCCGCGGAGAGCACCGCACCATCCTTGCCGCTCTCATAGACCAGCGCGCCCGATGGCCGCGCCGCATTGTCGAGCAGCGCCTTGTTCCAGGTCGTCGCCGCATTATGGATCGCAACCGGGCCGGACGCCGCGCCGATACAGCCCAACCCGGCATGATCGTCCAAGGGATTGATCGCCTTCAGGTGCATGATCGCGGTATGCCCCCGGCCATCCTCAGCCCAGAGGTGCGTCACCCGGTCGAGCACCCGATAGGCATAAGCGACCGGCCAGCCATTATTGTCCAGCTCCACGCTCACCCGCTCCGGGCGCAGCGCGAACAACTCCGAAGGCTCTCCTTCAGCATCCGGCAAAATCTGCACATAGCCATTGCCGTGCAGCAGCAGATGCAGCGCCAGCGTCTCCACCAGCGATTGCCCGGCGGACACATGCCGCACCAGCGCCAACGCCTCTGCGTTTTCCGCCGCGCTCGCGCCGCTTGCTATGATCGCCGCGCCGCCGCACGCCTCGGAGACCAGCCGCACCGCGCGCTGCGCCACCGGGTTCGCGACCACCGCCGCACGCACCTGCGCCTCATAATTATTGGGCCACTCGCCCAGCACCGCGCCGCCGACGATATTGGCGCGCGACAACACCGGGCGCGGCGCCACCGCCGCACCCTTCCATCCAAACAATTTCATGATCTTACTCCTGTTGGGCTGATAGCCCGGCGCGCACTGGCGGCTGTTTACACATTGCGATTTCGTAATATGGCCGATATGCGCTCTTTATAGATCTAATGAGGGCATTAATTGATCAGCAATAGCGCAATACCAGGCCGTGATCGTGATGCTTTCGGTTATCTGCGTCTATTATTTGCGGCGCTGGTGATTGTATCCCACACACCGGAACTTGTTGACGGAGATAGAAGTAGAGAGCTTCTGACGATGCTTGGCAGCACGCTGAGTTTCGGATCGCTGGCAGTGAGCGGTTTCTTTGTTATCAGCGGATATCTCATCACTGGTAGCTTTCTGAACAGCAAGAGCCTGGCATCGTATTTCACTAAACGAATCTTCCGTATCTATCCGGCGTTTGCGGTGGCGTCCCTCGTGTGCGTATTGATCGTTGCACCATTGGGCGGTGGTCATTTTGAAGACGGTGTATTTAGTAAAATCGGGAAAAGCATAATTAATATTCTGATTTTGGCTCGCCCAAAGTTCGATGGCGTATTTGTGGGGCAGCACCATCTGGATAAATATAGCGCCCTAGATGGCGCGATGTGGACAATTCAGTACGAATTTACCTGTTATATTCTTATCGCGTTGATCGGAGTGACCGGAGGTTTACGGAAACCGGCATTCATTGTGTGCATCGCCGCGCTTCTGTTCGGAATTGCTCTTGTTATACCGACAGAAACTTTGTCGTTATTGTGCCACGCCAAATTATTCCCTGGTCTACCTCAGGCATTACCCAACATGGTTGGGTTGTTCTTTACTGGTGCGAGCTTTTACCTGTTTCGCAAGCACATATTCTTCAGCCCAAAATGGGCATTCGTAGCCGCAATAGCATTAGTATATTTTATCAGATACGAAACGACCGCTTCGATAGGCTTTGACATCCTCGGCGGATATCTCATCTTTTCTGCTGCGCATTATGCCAGCGGCACAAGGCTATCCTATATCAATGACAAGAATGACATCTCTTATGGGTTGTATCTCTATGCATGGCCCATTGAACGTCTAATGATCGAATATTCTGGAACAACAAATTTGTTTGTAATTGGCGCAGGCACATTGTTCCTAGCTGCAATCTGCGGCTGGGCAAGCTGGACGCTTATTGAGCGACCGGCGCTGCAATGGGCACATAGGCCCGGCAAGCGAGTGTCAAAGCAGCCTTGAGCCTCGACTGGCGATTTTTCGAGCCCTGATACTCATTCCATTCCCCAGGCTTACAACGTAAGCGGATTTTCAGCGGCACCTATCAGGCTGCTTGCGGGATGTAATTCATTTCGAACCTTGTTTCGGCGGCATTGGTATCTTGCCAGTTGCC